GCCATCTGACCTATCAGGTGATTTAATGGCATTTCCATCACCCCGTGCGTTCCTTGGGTTCTTGAAATCCGTATTCACCGGCTATGTGCGGGGTGATGGCAACCTGCTTGTTTCTGCTGGAAAAGCTTTGCAAAAGCTTGGAAGACGGATGATGCGGGTTGCTCAACCCGGGCCCGGTGGGTTTCAGCCACAAATCAAGATTGAAAGGCCTTTTCAGCCACAAGCACCACATCCGGGTGTTCCCCCAAAGCCAATTCCGCCATCAAGACCAAAACCATATACTGGTGGACCCGGTCCAAGAACATTTGTGTCCAAACCTCTTGCTGCAGGAGGAATTGCTCCAGAATACACGGATGGGCTTGATAATCCCGTTGTGTCAAGCTGGATTGCCGGGATCAACTTCCGGCCAAAGGGTGGCCGGGCAGAAATAGTTTCCCAGCCAATGGGCAGTAGGCTTGGGACAAATGTGGGAATGCGTGACTACCTTTTCAAGAAAGGCGACCTGACAATGGTCACCGAAAATGCTTCAAAGAACAATTCTGATGGCAGGTACACCTACCCTAATGTTCCAAGGAAAGTCATGAATGACTTTCTTATGTCACCATCCAAGGGCAGGTTTTATTGGTGGGGATACAATGGATCCAAGGCACTGCGTGCCTATTCCAACCGTGCCAAGATTGGAAAAAGGTTGAAACGAAAGGGCTCATACCTGAGAAGAAATCCTGTCAGCCCGCACAGGATTAAGAAAAGTAAAGCCAAAAGGTCATTCTAATGCTTGACGCATACACGCCTTACCCAGCAAACCCTGAGGTTGGAACAACTGATTGGCTAAATGAGGCCCATTGCGCCTATTTTGAAGGGAATTATCAAAGGGCCAATGTAGCAGCAATTCTTTTTCATGCTGAGTCAGTTGATGCATTACGGTTATTGCTGGTGGAAGGCGCACTGGCGAACACGGAAGTGCCAATCAACATTAAACCAATGACCGATGGGATGGTTGGAGGCTAGCAATGATCCAATTTAGCGAAACCATGCTCAAAAGATGTTTGCAAAACTGCATTACAACTTTGCAGGGAATTCTTGAGTCAGGTGATGAAAAAAACAAGATTGAGGCATCTGTACAGCTTGCTCACTTGATAATGAATATCCATAGGCTGAAGATGGAAGAAGAAAACCAGCAGATGCTGGATGATTCGGATGACAACATTGAAGGTGAGGAATGGAAGTCATGAAGATCAAAGACCGAATCAAGGAATTGCGCCGGGTGAAGGCATCTGAAATCCTTCCCAATCCCAAGAACTGGCGGACGCACGGCAAAGACCAATCGGATGCCCTCAAGGGTGTCCTTGCGGAAATAGGGTTTGCCAATGCCGTTCTTGCCCGGGAAACCAAGGAAGGCTTGATGTTGGTCGATGGCCATCTCAGGACGGAAACAGCAGGTGATACGCTAATTCCCGTGTTGGTTCTTGATGTCAATGAGGATGAGGCTGACAAGCTGCTTTTGACCCTTGACCCTTTGGCCAGCATGGCCGGAACCAACGCCAAGGCCTTGGAGGAGCTGCTGGACAATGTCCGCACAGACAATTTTGCTGTCAGCTCAATGCTTGCTCAGCTGCGTGAGCAAACTGTCAACTTCAACGAAATCGACAATCTGACCAACAAAGACGGCACGGAAACAATTCTCAAGTCCAAGGATGACTATGAGTCAGCGACCATACGGCAGATGGTCCTGACCTTCAACAATGACCAATACGAAATGGTGATTGAGGCTTTTGCTGAGTATTGTGAGAAGAATGGCCTGTCAAGCAACACGGAAGCCGTTGTAAATCTTCTCCATGAGCAGGGGTATCATGTTAATCCACGCCAAACTGAAACCGATTGATTTTGACAAGTACAAAGGGAAATCCGCCAGCGAAGACGATTGCAAGCAGCTAATTGATTATGACGCTGAAATCTATGTAAACGGCAAGCTGGCGATTGCCTACAAGCATCACCTTGATGACCCCGTTCTTGAAACGCTAAGGTCAAGCATGGTCAAGGTGCCCTACACCGTCTCCAACCGATCATCCGGCATGAGGTCAACCAGCAGAATATTTGGCTATGCTCCAAGGCTTGCGATCAAGAATCAGCCATGCCGGGTTACAAGCCTTGCGTATGACAGCCCATCAGAACACAAGGTGCTTTGCCAGACGGCAAAGGTTGTTGAGGGATATTACCGCCAAGTCAATCCAAGCCTTTATGAGCGACACTCATCACTCAGCAATCAAAATCTTGACGGGAATTGGAAGCTTGAGGAAACATGCTTCACCTCTGGAATTGCCAATGACTGCAACCCGCTCAAATACCATTTTGACTCAGGAAATTATGTTGGTGTATGGTCCGGCATGATTGTTCTGAAAAAGGATATTTCTGGCGGAAAGTTGGCAATTCCAGAATTAAATATGACCTTGGAGTGCGGTGACAAATCCCTTGTTTTGTTTGATGGCCAAGGCTTGCTTCACGGTGTCACGCCAATACACAAGAAAAAACCAGATGGGCGCAGGTTTTCAGTGGTTTACTACAGCCTGAAGGGAATGTGGAAATGTTTGGGCGTTGATGATGAGGTTGATCGTCTGAGGGAAATTCGCACAAGGATTGAACGCAAGAAAAGGTCATCTGAATGAGTGTTGTAAACTTTGGCGTTCAACTAATCCAGACGATGGACCTTGATCCGGTCTATGTGGCAGTCCACCGGGCAAAACTTCCCAAACAAATCCTGAGAAAATGGTTGCTTGCTTACTGGTGTTACTACCACGCAGGGGTTGCCTCAAAAATTGCAACCGCAGATGATTGGCACAAGGAAGCCCAAGCCTTGTATTCCTCATGCCCAAGAGGTGCTGAGCGCAGACACTTCCGTGGTAAAAATGGGCAAGATGCTTTGGACTACCTCAGGGACAAATTCCCATGTGCGGAATCAGCTGTTGAAGGCCTTGAGGCTATTTGCCCAGCAGACTACGCAACCTTGGCAGGAAAAGTGCGTGAGTGGAAAGGCTTTGGGCCTTGGATTGCCTTCAAGGCTGCTGACATGATGGAGCGTGTTGTTGGGGCCAAAGTTGATTTTTCATCAATGAAACTGGACATCTACGATGAACCGGCAAAAGCTGCCAAGCTCATTTTTCCTCATCTGACCCCCAACGAAACAGCAAAAAAGCTTGCGGAATCACTAAGTGAGCATCTTGCTCCACCTTTGTTTGACCGGCCAATCAATGTTCAAGAGGCTGAAACGGTGCTATGCAAGTACAAATCTCACATGAAAGGGCATTACCCGGTCGGCAAGGATTCCCGTGAGTTGCGTCATGCCCTGAAGGGGTGGGGGATGCTTGCCTCAAAGATTGCTGAAGGTGTGCCATGAGATTTCTTGTTGTGGGCGGTGGGCTGGTTGGGGGTGTTTTCGCCAAGCTGGCAAGAAAAAACAATCATGATGTTGTTGTTTTTGACTGTAACAAGCCCTTGTCCGCATCCCCAGCAGCTGCCTGTCTTCTCAAAGAAAGCTGGGTTGCCGGTGGTTATTACCGGGAAGCCGTTGAAACCCTCTCAACCATTGCGAGGCCAAGGACAATTCTTTTTGAAAAGCAGGGTGAGGCAACTTCCTTCAGGCCGTGCGATTTGATGGAGAAAAAGCCTGTAAACGAACAAATTGTCAAGGTTGCGAATGGTTCTGTCACTACGGCAATCGGCAAAACCTTCCTTGGGGATTATGTTGTTGTTGCTGCCGGAGTTCACACGAAATCCCTGACCGGCATCAATGTTTATGGCCTTGCGGGGATGGCCTTGGTTTATCAGGGCGAACACCGACCACACTACGAAACATGGGCCCCTTACAAACAAATTGTCAGTTTCAGCCGTGATCCCGGGTCCACTTATGTTAGTGACGGGACAGCTTTGAAATCTTGGCAACCCGACAACACAAAAAGGCTTGTCAAACACGCAGCAAGAGCTGGACTGTACAAAAGATTCAGCCCCTTGTTTGGCTATCGGCCATACACCGACACCGAACCAGAATTGATCAGGCTTGACTCAAGGATTTGGGTTGCAACCGGAACAAGAAAGAATGGGACAGTATTGTCCGCAATTTGGGCAAACAAGATTTTGGAATCATCCAAATGATTCAAGTCATGAATGTAAGAGGTACAAACGGAAGTGGCAAAACCACCCTGATGCGACGATTGATCATGGAGGACAAGGCCGGGGGTATCATCCGTGTAAACAAAGGAAGAACGCAGGCGCATTACCTTCCCGGCATCAGGGCTGTTGTTCTTGGAACCTATCACCCGGGAAGGTCCACTGGCGGTTTGGACATGATCCAATCAACCGATGAGGCCTTGGACGCTGCCAAGGATGTTGCCCTCAACCACCAGCCATTCCCGTTGCGCTTTCTTTTTTTTGAAGGCATCATTTGCTCAACGGTATTTCAAACATGGCTAGACTACAGCCTAATTTTGCGCAGGGATGGCGATTGCGGGATGACTTGGGCCTTCTTGCACACGCCGGTCAAACAGTGCTTAGAACGCATTAGGATGCGTCAAACGGCAAGAGGAAAGCTCAAGCCAATAAATTGTGGGCTGGTTGAGCAAAAATACACCACAATTATGAGGATCAGGCAAAAGGTTTTGGACAGCGGTGAATCCCTGCTGGACTTGCCTCAAGGGGGTGAGTTTGATGTTCTCAAGGGTTGGATAGCGCAATTTTGCAAGGATTAAACATGGCGGGCAGGCCGATAAAAGTCACTGATGCACAGATCATTGCCTCAATCCTGAGATGCAAGGGGCTGATCTATTTAGCTGCCAAGGATTTGAGGGTTGATCCAAGCACCATCCATCGCAGGCTTCAGAAAAAGCCAAAGCTGAGAAAGGTAGTTGAAAAGGAAAGGGGTGAGTTTGTTGACACGGCAGAACTTGCCCTGCTGAATGCTGTAATGCGTGGAGATGCTTGGGCTGTATGCTTTGCCCTCAAGACCCAAGGAAGGGTCAGAGGTTATTGTGAAAGGCACGAGATTGCCGAATTGTCCCGTGAGTTGGAGGCAATCCGAAATGAACTTGCAAAAAATGGTCAAGGAAGCGCAGGAAATCAGGCGCAGAATCAGGGAAGGGAAATGCCAGAAAGTCCCTGAGTGCCCTGTTGAATACGCCAAACAAAAAGGCTTGAAGTTGACTTCTCAGCAAGTTGCTGCCCTCAAGGCTTTGACCAGCCCGCCATACAGTTTGCTTGTTCGTGCTGCTCACAGCGTTGGCAAGACATTTTTGGCTGCTGTTGCTGCTGCTTGGTTTTATGACCGCCACAACCCGGGTCTGTGCTTGACGACAGCCCCAACCTTGTTTTCCGTGCGTGACCTTTTGTTCAGGGAATTAAGGCGCATCAAGCCTGATGACCCGGATTGGTTACCCAAGGCAACACGCCTCGAGTCCAGCCAAGACCATTGGATTCACGGATTCACGGCCAGCAAGGGTGATTCCTTCCAAGGAAGGCACATGTCGGACATGATGGTTGTTTTTGATGAGGCTGCTGGCGTTGATGTTGTGTTTTGGGACCGATCCAAGACCATGGTTGAGAAAGGGCGCAAGGGCCATTACTTCTTGGCAATTTACAACCCATACGACACAAGCTGCCCAGCTTACATTGAGGAACAATCCGGCGCTCACGCTGTAATGGAGATGAGTGCGCTGGATCATCCCAATGTGAAATCCGGCATGGAAATCGTGCCCGGAGCAATCACAAGGTCAACGGTCCACCAAAGGGTACACACCGAATGCCGTAAGCTTGAGCCGGGTGAACCCGTTGGCCCAAATTCTTTTGTTTGGGATAGTGAGTATTATGAACCTGAATCGCCTTTGTTTGAGGTGCAAATCCTTGGCCGTTGGCCTTCCCGGTCTGTTGCGTCTGTTTGGTCAGACCGTGCCCTTGAGTACATCCAGCAGAAGATTCCCATTAACCCGGATTGGCTTGTCCAAATCGGTTGTGACCCGGCAAGATTTGGCGATGACAGGACAGCCATTTGTATTCGCAAGGGAATGGCAATCATCCACATGGAATTCTACCGTGGTTGGAGCCTCAACCAGACAGCTGATCGCCTCAAGGAGTTGTGCGGAATTCACCAGACCAACGGGCAACCGGCAAGAGCAATCCCTGTGCTGATTGACGCTGCTGGCCTTGGTGCCGGATTGGTGGACATGAGGGGAAGGTCAAGCGACAGGTACAACTTTGTTGAAATCAACTCTGCCCTCAAATCCCGTTGGGAAGGTGATTACACAAACCTTAGGTCTGAACTTTGGTTCAATGCATCAGAACTGGCGGATGCTGAGCAGATTTCAATTGCTATGCTTCCTGAGGACATCCGGCAAGCACTCATGCTAGAATTGCGCCAACCCATTTTTACTTTGGATACCCTTCAAAGACGAATGGTTGAGGCAAAAGCAATGACCAAACGCAGGCTAAAGTGCAGCCCTGACCTTGCGGACGCATTCAACCTTGCTTGCTTCCTGAGGAGCCATGAAGGCTTCACGGAACGGGTCACTGGACGCATCTAGCCATTTATTTGAGTGGAGGGACAAAATGACACAGAAAAATGGCAATGTTGCTACAGGTCCGCAAAAAGTCAAAGAGGCAATGGACCTTTATGCCCAGATGCCTTACTTCCCGTATTTGGACACCCGTGACTTGTTTGCGGAGGTTGGGCCATACGGGTTTATGGACGGTGCGCCTCAGCAATACCTGACACGCCGTGACAACAGGATGGCAGGTGAACTGCTGCCCCTGTACATCAACTGGTGGCAGC